AATCCTCGAACGATAAACCGTCGTTCAGAGCAATTTCGTTTTTTCGCTGATACACAATTCCGATACGAGGCAGCCCGAGTTTGCCGTTCACAAATTCCAGCCGTTGGATTCCCACGCCGTCCTCCTTTGTCAGCCGGGCAATTTCAACCTGTTTGCTGCGATAAGGTTTACCCGTCCATTGCCGGATTGATAGGCAAGCCTCACCCCGTTCAACCTCGGCGATACGTTTCTTCCAAAGTGGGTAGTTCGCACGTATCGTGTGGATTTTTGGAATCGTAGTTTCCCAAAAATCTCGGTAAATGCACGAGTAGTTATCTCGGCCTTTAATGAATTTTTCCCAAAAATGTGTTGGCTCGCCAGCCCGATTATGTCCGGTTGGGAACCGCTTTGAAAGTGTAATTACATACGTTTTCATACTGTTATTGAGGTTAAATGAATAATCCGAGTTCTTTTTTCAGTCGTTTGTCGGCGATTTGTATGTATTCGGGATTCAACTCGAACCCGATGTATTTGCGGTTGAATTTTCGGGCGACTATGCCCGTCGTTCCGGAACCCATAAATGGGTCGAGGACGATTCCATTTTCAGGGCATCCGGCCAAAATGCAGTCAGCCACCAATTTTTCGGGGAACGTCGCAAAATGCGCTTCTTGCAGGGGTTGTGTCGGGATTGTCCATACGTCTCTTTTGTTCCGAAATTCCCTGTCGATATATGCGTTGCCGCTTTTTGTCCGGTAAAACTTTTCGGGGGTAGCCGTGTATTTGTTACCGCCGTAGCGAGGTGCATTTGTCGGGATTGTGCCGCTTGTTACGGCTTTTTCATGGATAGCCTCACAGTCGAAGTAATATTTCGGGGATTTGGTGAGCAAGAAGATATATTCATGGGATTTCGTACACCGGTCTTTCATACTTTCCGGCATGGGGTTAGGCTTTGCCCAAATAATATCCTGCCGCAGAAACCAGCCGTCCGCCCGTAACGCAAAGGCCAGCATCCAAGGTATGCCGATGAGGTCTTTGCTCTTGTAGCCATCGAATTTCTTGACTATGGCCGAACGCCCGACAGTCCCTCGATTTGTCCCCTGTTTGTATTTCATGGCATTGTCGGGATAGTTTGCTGCCCCTTTTCCGCTGCCAGCATAGCAATCCCCGATATTTACCCATAATGTTCCCGCAGGGGCTAATACCCGCCTTACCTCGTGGAATACGCCGACCAGCTTTTGAATGTATTGTTCAGGCGTATCCTCTAACCCGATCTGACCGCTCACTCCATAATCCCGCAGGTTGAAATACGGCGGGGAGGTAACACAACAATCTATGCTATCGTCGGGCAGATTGCGTAACCCCGTAAGGCAGTCAATGTTATATATTATATTCGCTTCCATATTGTTAGAATGGGCAATCGTCGTCCGGCATATCGTCGTCTCGGAAATCAAACACGCTGCTGCGGTATGCCTCCTCCAACAGCTCTTGTTGGTGTTGTTGCAGGTGGTTGGTATTGTCCCATGCAATAGCGTCGAAACTTGCGCCGTCGAACGGTGTGTACCGCCCGTTGTTGATGTTGTACTTGAATAGGCAAGTCCCGCACTCTCCGAGGTGTCGGAACTTGACTTTCTGAACGTGAACCTCGACCGTATTTTCAAGGCGGTTCCGGTGAACCACGATGCCGAAATCTGCTTTGTTGTAGAAGTTGGCCGAGCCGCTGATGTCATACAGCGTCGGGGCTTCAATTACTCCGTCTTTGTTCTTCGGCTGCTTGGTCGGGTGCGCCATCAGAATTATGAGGATGTCATTGATTTGAGCGAAATTCGTCAGCTTGTCGAGCAGTTCGCTGATGTACTGCGTTTCATTCCGGTTTCCCTGTTGGCTCTCCAATCGGTTGTATGGGTCAATTACGAGGGCTTTAATGCCCCGCCGCCGGACGAGGAATTTGGCTTTTTCGAGGATTGTATCTACTCGGAAATTATCTGCTGGGCTGATGAAGTAAAAGTTATCTTCGAGGTGTTCTTTTACCAGCCGATATTCCCCGAATTTAAGCGTTTCCTTGCTGAATTTCTTGCCGGTAAACTTCTCTATCAACTTGGATGCGTGATAGGCGAGCGGGGCGTTTTCGGGGCTGAAATATGCGAATCTCCACCCGTACCGCATATTGAGCCGTTCGGCAATTTCGTCGATGAACTCCGATTTACCGCTGCCCGGAATACCTGTTACGATGCAGAGGCGTTTGGTCTCGAATGAACACAACCGGTCGAAATTGTCGTGCCCGATTGTTACGCCCTTTTGCAAGCCGTGTTCAAAAATGGCGTCCAGCGATTGCTCAAAGTCCGAAACCGTAAAAATACCCTCTACCTTTACCTCCGGCGCATCGTCGAGGCATTTCAGCAGGCTATCCCGTCCGAACTTCATCAAATGCTCGTTGGCGTCCTTGCATCCCTCCCCATATTCGAGAATGCGACAGCGGTCAGCTCCGAAACGCCGTAACAACTCGTCCCGTAAGATAACGCCTTTGGTGTCGGTGTCCGATGCGATGAAAATCGTATCTTTGTCGTCGAAATACTCCTCGATATAATCGTCCAGGTAAGAGAGGTTGGCATTTGCCCCGTTCGGAACGCTTACAACGTCGGTACGGCCACACTCAATGAACGAAAGGGCATCCATTTCGCCCTCCGTTATGATACACTCTTTTTGCCCTTTGATAGCGTCGATATTGTATGGCAGCAATTCTGCCCCCGATACCATTTTGAAACACTTGTCGCCCGTGCGGAACTTCGTGTTTACCAATTCGCCCCTGCGGTAGTAGTTGAATTGGATTGTGTTGGCCTGACCGTTTTTCTGTGGCATCCATTCCATACCCTCCGTAACCCGCATTTGTTCGAGCGTCTTTTTGCTGATACCCCGCCCTGCAAACCAAGCAATGGCCTTGCTGCTCATAGCAGTATTGCCTGTCTGTTTGGGTTTTTTGTATTCGGGCTTCTGTCGAGCCAGCGGGCGAGGGTTGTAAAACGGTTTGTCCCACCGCTGCTCTTTTTCGACGGCGCAGCCTGCCCACCCGCAGTAGTGGCAGTTGAATACACCTGTCGCCAAGTCCACCGATAGGCTTTTATCCCGTTTGTTGTGGCGGCTGTCCCTACATTGAGGGCAGTAGGTCTTGATGTTGCCGCTCGTGCGATTGTACGGGATTTCTATTCCCAACTCTCTCCACCGCATCATAACAGCACCCATTTTTGCGTTGAACTATCCCAAGCGTATTTATCGCCCGGACGGGGAGGAGCGTTCATCGGGATTGTAACCTTTCCCGACCCATACGTCCGGCGTCCGTTCTCGATGCGCTCATCACAGCCGAGGGTGGTGGAACCGGTTTTGTGTTGCTGGCCTTTGTTGGTGTAGTTGCCCTCCATGACCTTAACCCAGTTCGTGCCGTTGCTGAACAGCCAATCGAACGTCGCTTGCCAATTCGATTTGTTTTCGCCCCGCAAGAAACTGGATGCCTCGACTGCCTCAAACAAAGCCTCGCAGGTCGGCATCCAACTTTCGGGCTTGCCGAACTCGTTGAGCCGGGCTTTTATCTTAGCCCGACGAGGGTCTGATAACTTCGATATTTTCGGTAGGCTCTTGCATATCGAATTCCACAGGTCGGCAATATCCTGATAAGGATATTTTATTTCTCCTTTCTTTTCCTCTCCTTTGCTCTCCTCTCCTTTACTATGTTGTTTCGGGTTGCCGCTTGCATCAGTTTCATCAGTTTTTACGGGGTTTTGGCTCGCCATAACTCCGCCATTATTCGGCATACTTGCGTTTTGCCCCTCTGAAATGCGCTTCCGTTCACGGTTTGCGAGCAAAGAGGAGAACCGTTGCTGGTGGGCTTTGGAAATGAGTTTATTCCCAGCCCGCTGCAACAACCCGATTTTTACGCAGTATTCAACAATTTCGGTCAGCTCGCTAACCGATACGTCATAATCCGCCGCAAGGAGTTCGATGTTTATTTCCTCCCACTCAACCTCGAAAAAATCGCTGTCGGTGAGTGTTTCCAACAGGTAATTCCATACGGCATACCCTGTGTGGGAAAATTTACGGCGGAGAGCCTTTATTTTCACGTCATTCCGCATATCAGCGTCATGCGTGAAATACTCTGC